GCGTTTGGTAGACTTGGGTTAAGAGTTCTTGCGAGCAAGTTTCGTTTTTCAGAAACTTCTGTGGATGCTTTTATAAAACCTTTTGTTTCACTATCTTGCTCTTTCATTTCTTGCATTTCCCGAGCTCTTAAATCTCTTTCAGCTGCTTTTTCTGCTTTAATTCTCTCTTTTTCTTCAGATACAGCAACAGTTCTTTGAGCCTTTGCTTCAAGTCGTGCAATAACTTCTGGGTCAACAATTGCTTTTTTCTTTATTTCAGATAAAATTCTTGAAGTTTCATAATCGTCCCATTCATTATAATTTCCATTTTTATATGGTTCGTCCATGGAAGCAATATCTAATGGAGGTTTTATCATTTTATATTCAGACTCCATAGAAGAACCTTGAATAACAGGTTCAGCAACTTCTGGAGAAAACTCTTCTCTTGTTTGTCTATCAACCAAATTTCGTTTTTCTGTAACCTTTTTATATTGAAGAGATTTTAAGTATCTAACCCTGTCTTCTTGAATAACTGGGAGTTCACGAGTTACATAGACCATTTTTCCTCTAAGTTTATCTTTTCTAATGTTGTTATTTGTTTCATCTGCTGAACCTCGTGAAACTAAAAGGCTTCTAGACGGTTTTTGATTTGCCGAGGTAAACATATATCCTCCAATAGCTTGTTGATTAATCCCCGAATCGCCGTTTAATAACATGTAAATAGACCTGAAACCCGAAGGCCTGTCTCCTTGAATTCCTAGTCGCAAAGCATTTCCATGTTCATCGTATGGAATTATTTTATCTTGTTCACTTACGCTTCTATAGATAGGTTCAACACCATTCTCCCTAATAAACGATTTAACTCTTTCTGGAAACTCATCTGTTGAGTTTACGTATCCACCCCATTGCATACACGCGAGACACTCTTGCAAAAAATCTCCAAAAGTTTTAATTGCGGTTGCGCTTAAAAGTTGATTAAAGTTTGTAGGACTATATCGCAAAAATCCATTTTCAAACCTATATATTTGCGTATTTGACCACATTCTCTCTATTTTACTTCTTAAAAAGGCGGTTCTTTCTACTGGATTTCTCAAGTCAACTCCTGACGCTTGCGCTGTATCTTCCTCTGTAGTCATAAAATATGTTTCCGAGTAAATTTGTTTAATTTTATCAACAATACTTTTATAAACAACGCTGGCTTTCAAGTCGTGTGATTCGGCAACTTGCATTCCAATGGTTGAAATGTTTGCAGAATCATTTACTCCATTTGCTGCATCAATGCAGACCAAATCAAAATCAATTTTGGCATTTAATTGTTCAACATCTCCGACAGTTACATTGTAATTTAATACAATGCCTCCAAATGATATTAGTCTATCTGGTGCATTCGTTTCAGGATTTCTAGACTCACTTTCATATTTTAATTCAAAATACGTTGTTCCGACCTCCTTTGTTTCAGTGGCCTTATATTTGAGAGAACAATTGAACATCGCATCCATCATTGAAACAGTTGGACAAAACGTCCCTCTAGCTAGATTGCGATATAGACCAAATAAAGGTTGGCACTGTTCAAACCAAATTTTATAATTGTCTTTCCAGTCCTTTAACCATTTTTCACCTTTTAATAATTCTTCATTGTTAAACGTAAATACATGTTCTATAAGATATTTTTTATTTTCACAGGGTATTAGTTCTGTGTTTTTTATAGTTTTAATATCAAACTGTATTTGCAATAATTCATTATATTCACTAATTTTAATTCTATTTTGTCTTTTTAATGCCTTTAAAGATGTTTCTCTCATTTCCAATGGGGCTATTTTTGAAAGTATTACGTCACATTCTTCGTTTATTCTTTCAAATTCTTCCGGAAATGCGTCTGTTGGTATACTAGAAACTTCATTCACTACTCTTTCAATCTCATCTCTATCTCTTCTCGTATATAAAAGCTTTGAGCCGTTAATGTTTGCTGCAATATTTGCGGCGTTATTAATTACAAATTTAAAAGCTGGTGCTGGAATATTGTATTGAGAACCAGTCCTGTGCATCAAAGTTTGGTTGTATGTCAATAATTCGTGTAAAGTGTATATGGTTGTAAAGTCTGCTCCGTACGGAATATTAATTGGTGGAATTCTACTTGACTGTAAGTTTTGCATAGTGTAAATGTTATTTTGAAACATCTTCCTTAAATTCTTAAAAACAATTGGCATTGCTGGTGCGCGACCTGGGTCAATAATTGATGAATCCGGGAATACTGATGGACCATTTGCAATAATTTGAGGTTCAACAGATGGAGCCTCTTCTTCACCACGTCTAACTTCATCTTCTTCGTCTTTTTCTTCTTCTACATCTGCTTCAATTATCGGTTTCTTTTTTAATTCAAACATTTCAATTTCTCCTGGACCAGTTCCACCAAATTGCTCTTCGTCACTTTCAAGTTCACCGTCTTCTTCGTTGCTATCCTCTAAACCAGTAAACATACTTTCTGTATCAGATCCAACGGGTGCGTCTATATCGGGATTGTTTAATGTATCTTCATTTATTTTTGGTGGGGGTTTGGTTGTTTTTTGACCCCTAATAACAAAATAGTGATTATAAAACACATCTAAATAGTTTTTTAATTGATCATCTATTTTGGCACCAAAAGTAAGAGTTTTTGCTGGAGACATTTCCATCAGCAAGTTTTTCAATATAAGAATTTGCATAACTAAAAGCTCATTATTAAAACTACCTGGTTTCACTTTATTCCATGGGTTGTTTGGGTACAATTCCATCAACTTGTCGTAGCTAATCATGTCCATTTCTTTGTAACCAAAAGTGTAAATAGAGCCATCGTCCTTTGAATACCCATCAACACCAGAAAAAATGGCATTCCAAATGCCTAATTTAACAAACATTCCGCGGGCCAAAGTCGTGAGCAAGTTATTGTGAGTAATAAATATTGACTCAGAGCCTAGGTATATTTTTCTTTCTGGTTTTGCATAATATGCAGCTGGTTCTTGTTCTGGATATCCTCTGATTTCAACTGGTCCAACTCTATCTTCAAGAACCATATATGGTGGTTGTGGTACTTCTTCATCATCATCACCTTCGCCTTCTCTTTCTTCTTCTCCTACACCACCTTTCTGTTTTTGTAAGGTGGAATTAAAGTCTTCTACATTTTCACAATTTAAGAATAACATGTAATAAATAATAAATTGTTGTAAAACGACGGAAGAGTTCAGAATTGTCAACGGTTCCATTTTAAGGTGAGATGTTGTTTTATTAAAAACGGAAACAAAAGCTAGACGCAAAAGTGCAAATATATCGCTAAAAAAACTATATTCTAATGCCATTTCACTAGAGTTCAAACTGAATTTTTTAAAATCAGAAGCAATGCAGTCAAAAGAGCATAAAATAGAATTAAACATAACAAGATTTCGCATTTCTTCACTTTTAAAATCTAATTCAGGTTTTAACTTAGAGAGAAATTCTGGTGATTCTTCGCCGCAGTTGCTTCCTAAATAAGTAACAACAAAAGTATTTAAACTAGAGTGAAAACCTAGGAAATCGGCATTTCCCAAAAAGTTGTTTATTAAAGTCTGGTATATTTCATTTGAAGTAAATGTTGTATTCAACGGGTATATTAAGGTTTCGCTATATGTGTCATTACTCTCTATTGGTATTTGTGCATTTTTTAATGCAATGTCAGATTTTAATTTGAATTTTGTTGAGTCGTCTTCAACCTGAATTGTAGAATCGTCGTCTTCTTGGGTTTCTCCATCAATTTGAACTTGGTATGGTTTCATTCTAATAGCACCAGTATCTTTACCCCCGCGTTGAATCGGAATTTCCATTTTATTGTCGTTGAAATATTCTAAATAAGAGAGAGATTTTGCTCCAGATTCAGCTACAACATCTTCAAATTTTGAATCATCATATAACTCGGGGTCTCCGTAGCTGCCACTTTCATATTGAAATATTTTAAATGTTGGGTTTTTAATACCAATATTAAGAGATTGCAATAATCCATAAGAATCTCCTTTAATGACGCGTTTGTGCATACTACTTAAATTATAATCGTGAACAAAATCGTGTAAGAAGTTGCTTAAACATAATAGAATCATGTCTTCTTCTCGATTAAAAGGAACAACCACCTTTTTAACTCCAGTCTCACCAAAGTTTTGCTCAGCATTAAGATTAACCTTTAATATACTTTGAGAGCGAGGTGCGCTACTTTCTTCTAAATTTGGTTCTGATGACATAAATACTCTTATATTATTCTAATAAAATATAATGTAGAATGTGTCTTATATTTTTAAAATACTTTTATTTGGGCTTACTCTGCGATAAATTTATAAAAACAATATAAAGACACACCGCTTATTAGAGTATAATGTCAAGCGTAGATTCCGTTGGAACACCCCCACTCGTTACATCCTCCGATCGTCTAGTAGGACGCGTCAAGTGGTTTAATAACAAGGCTGGTTATGGTTTTATTACAGTCTCTGATGGAGACCGTGCAGGTTCAGATGTATTTGTTCATCACAGTGGAGTTATGGTGGGCAATGAGCAATACAAGTATTTGGTTCAGGGAGAGTATATAAGCTTTAAGCTTGACCACACTCCTGGTGGAAAGCACGAGTATCAAGCAGGAGAGGTGAGTGGTATTAATGGGGGAAAGCTCATGTGTGAGACTCGTCGCGAGTTTAGACAAACCCGAGTTAACTATGGTAAGTCTGATGAGGAGGGTGATTCTGAGCCACAGACTCAAGTTGAGGAGGTTAGGCCTCCTCGTTCATCTAGGCCTCCTCGCGCAGAGGACGCCCCCCGCGCACGTGGGTCGGGTCCTCGTGAGGGAAGCGAGTGGACTATGGTGAAGGATGGTCGCGATAAGAAGCCCTCGCAGGATAGACCTGTTGCAGGCGGTCGCGGTCGCGGAAGACCTCCTCGTTCTGCTGCCCCCAAGCAGGATTAAAAAATATAACCTTTAATAAAATTTTATTTGTTTTTTTCACAATAAATAAAATTAAAATACTTATTTAGAATATAATGGTTCAAAGTACTTCTTCTGGAGTTGCAGACAGTGCTAGTTATTCTGCTGAATATGGCAAAACCAAAATGGGTGGAAGAAGACGCAGACACCGCAGTTCCCGTGCTGGACAAATGATGGCTCACATGAGTTCTAGAGCGGGTGGGCGAAGACGTAAGATGTGCAAGACAAGAAAAGGTGGCAAGTCTAGAAAGAGTTATAGACGCCGTTAGAATTATTTTTATATTTAATAAACTATTAAAAATAAAAACATTTAAAGTCACCTAGATAATATGTAATATCAATGGACATTTCAACTGAGCAACAGGTAGAGTCTCATGAGTCAGTAGATAGTTCTCTGACAGAGAAATTTGACTCTATTATTAATACTCTTTCTTCATTTAGAAACCAAATTATAACAATTCAACATCAAATGCGAGCAGTTGAAAAATCAGTTAAAAAAGAGTTTAAGCAATTAAAAAAGGAAGCGGATAAAAATAAAAATAAAGGAAACAAGAAACCTTCTGGATTTGCTACGCCATCCAAGATAACAAATGAACTGTGTGAATTTATGAATGCTGAGATTGGTAGTGAAATTGCCAGAACAGTGGTAACTAAGACTTTGATTGGTTATATTAAAACGAACAAGTTGGAAAATAATGAAAACAGTCAAATAATTCATCCTGACCAAAAACTGCAAGCTCTGTTGGGAATTACTGAGAACGATAAGTTGACTTATTTTAATCTGCAAAAACACATGAACAAACATTTTATTAAAAAAATAAAGCAAGAAGCTGAGGTTTCTATTTAGATTTTTGTGTATTTAATAATATCATATATTTCTGTAGATTTTACAATTTCTCCAATAAATTCTGAGTCTTGGTCCATATCTTTTGAAAAAAATAAATCACAATCATAATTTTTTTTAATTTTTGTTATCCACAAAGCTGAACACAATGGAGTAAATAGTTTGTATATTTGTTCTCCTCCTATATAGTATATATTAAAATGCTTATTTAAAAAGTAATATCTGTTAGCATATTCATTTGAGTTTCTTATGATGTCCAAATGAATGTTTTCATTGTCAGTAAACACAAGGTTTGAGTATTCCGACGCACATTTAAAACTCAATTCGGGTTTTCTAGTAATAACAATATTTAATCTATCTTTTAGAGGCTTATTATTGAGAGAAGCAAAAGTGTTTTTTCCCATTATGACAACATTTTTTAAAGTTGTTTCTTTAAAAAACTTCATATCATCTGGAACATTCCAAGGAATAGAACCGTTTTTAGAAATACCTCTGTTAATATCGTGTGCAACAATTGCCTCTAGTTTCATTTATACTATAAATATATAATTAGTTTAAAGCATTAGTTCAATAATATAAATAAGATATATAATGACTCAGTTAGATTATAGCAATTCAGAATGTTATACTAGAATGAAGTATGTGAACGAATGCTTGGGAATTAGTGATGATTTTAGTATAGAAAAAAACAAAAATATAGTGTTTGTATACACTCCGCCTAAAGTGGGGTCAACCACGCTTGTATCTTCTATTCGGTTAAATGCTTGTGGAAAATTTACCGTTTTGCATTTGCACAATGAAATTATGTTAAGGGTTTTGTACAAGATAACAGATGTTACTGTATTAGATATCATAAAGTTTAACAAGTTTTTAGGGAAAACTGTTATAGTAATTGACATTTACAGAAGCCCAATAGAGCAAAAAATATCAACCTTTTTTGAGAATATTCATTCGTTGCATTTTAACTGTCCAATAGAAGTTTTGAATACTTTTGATGTTAGTAGAATAATTAAACGATTCAATCAAGTATTCCCATATTTGCAAACAAATGACCATTATAGAACAAAATATGATGTTCCTTTTCCAGAAGTTTTTGATTCTTCAAAAAAATATATACATGCGGAAGTTGATGGTATTAATTATTTTAAATTGAGATTAAAAGATTCTTATGAATGGAAAACAATTTTGCAAAAGGTTCTCAACATAAATGTTGAAATATATATTGCAAATGACTATGAGACGAGTAAAAAACCAATAAATCATATTTTTTCTTTATTTAAACAGTATTATGAAATTCCCTCAAATCTATTTAATCTTATAGAAAATGACGAGAATTTAAAGTATTATTACACTGACTTTGAGAGAACGCAATATTTGAACACTTGGAGAAGTAAAATGAATAGTACGGATTTTTCATCTTTTACATCAGACGAATATGCATTTTATATGGATGTTGCTTTAGATAATCAATATATAAGTGAAATACAACACGATCATTACATAGATTTGGGGTGTTTATGTATGGGGTGTTGCAGAAAAAGAGGAATGATGTTACTCAAAATAAAAAATGGAGAACCTATTACAGAGAAAATAGACCATTACGAAGCGGTTGGTGAGTATTTAAAAATGAAGGCAAAACATGTTCCAGTTTATAAAATGAAAATGGTTCCAAGGAATAGAGTTTTGCAAAGACCTATGGGTAGCTTGTATGGATGAGGAGGGGGTGTGGGGGAACCCTAGGTTCCCCACAGAGAAAAAAAATTGATCTTTTTTAGTGGGGGTAGGAAGTAAGTAAAAAGAAAAAAGATGTTGGTGTTGTCAAGAGTGCTAGATTATG